TGGCCGGGGTGGGCGGTGGCTTGTGCCAGCTTCCCGAGTAATACCCCCCCGCCGCCGCTAAAATTTAGCTGGGTTCCGTCGTAAGAGAACAACACCCAGCGGCCCGCAACGATTGTGTCGCCGTCTACGAGATCCGCTCCGCAGTAGGCAGGAACGCTCTTGCCGTTTACCGTCCATGTGTCGCCGCTGGCCCACGCCGCAGGGACTTTGAAGCGGCCAAAACCGCCGTGTCCTGTCAGCGCGTAGACCTTGCCGCTTTTGGTACACTTGTAAATTTGTGCAGTTACATCCACACCGCTGCCGTTTGGGTCGTACTGCGCTTTTGTCATAACTGCCGTGCCCGCGTTCAACTGGTTCAGCTCCGAACTGACGGCGGAAATCATTTCATCGACTGCCGCCTGCATGACGGATGTACCAATGCCCGCAAACTTACAGTAGACATACCCGCACAGATCAGCGTCGGCGCGGCGGTCTGTAATCATGGATGCCGTGATGGCGGTAGCGCCTGCGGGAATCCGCACATGATACAGGCACAAATCGTATGCGTCGGCATCACGGGTGCAGGCAGGGGCAGTCGGGTTGATGGCAGGCGTGCCGGGTACAACAACGGCGTGGATGTCGCGGGAATTGACATCCCGCCGCAGCATGACCGCGTCAATGCGCGCCAGCGTGCCGTCAGCATAGCCGAACGTGAGGTTCAAGGGGCTGTCGTTCTGGTAGTGGTATCCGTTTACCAGAGCGCGGCCCGCGCCCAGTGCGGCGGTCATAGCGCCTGCCGGGGCAAGCGTCAGATCATCGTTTTGGCACACGCCAGAGTGGAACAGCGCATCGGTGATCGCGGCAATGTGGGCTGTTTTGTACTTCCTGTCGCCGCCGGACGACGGGAAAAAGCCGCTCCATTCTCCCATTTAGATGTCCTCCAAATTCAAAGTTTCGGATTTTGTTTTGCCCGTCACCGGGTAGATCGTGACACTGCCTTTTTCATAGACTTCTTCAACCTCGGTAACACGTTCGTTCATGGTGATGCCAATACTGGAATCGCCTGTTGTAACGATGTCGCCCAAGTCCCAATCCTGCATATAGGCGAAGTTCTCAATGTTCACGGCAGTGCCCGTGAAAGATTTCGTTTTGATGTGGTCGAACAGGCCCCAACCGCATTGTGTTTTCAGCTCGTTCAGATAGGCCGCTTCGGTTTTGTCATCGGGCGTGATGCTGGACGCATCCACAAAGCAGACGCGCTTGCGCCCGCCGTCGGAACGGTCAATACAGGCAACCTTGCCGTCACTGCCGCGCGCATAGGCTACATTGCAGTAGTCGGATTCGTCAAAACTGTATTCCGGGTCGATGAAGTTCTGAAATTCATCGGTGAAATACACAATGTTGTTGTCGGCCTGATCTGCACTTCGGTCTGTGCCCTCGTACACTTGGAAGGTGAACTGCTGGTTTTCGGAAAATAACAGGCGGAAGCCCAGTCCGTAGGCTTTGGCAACGGCGGTCATGGCTTTCAGCGTGTTTTTGAAGTCCAACTGAATCGTGATTTCTGCGCCGCTGGGTAGTGCCGTTTTGTCAACGACCAGTTCGGGCACGGATTCGCGGGCATCTTCGGCCAGTTGGCAAAGGATTTCGGCAGGCGTGCCCGTGAAGGATTTTGTTCCGATGACATAGGCCATCGAAAAATATATTTCAAGCATCCGCGCATTGGCGGTGATCTCGCCGCCTTTGGTTTTGATGCCCATAATGCGGGCGGATTCGGTGCGACCTACCCTGCGCAGGATAACGCCCGCTTGGATGGCGGCAAGGTTTTCTTTGGTAGCGGGCAGATGCAGTTCAACTTCGCCTGCCGTCCAATACTGCCGCCGCCAGCGCAGGGATGTGTAGAAGTCAATGGTTCCGATAAATTCGCCGTTTTCGCGGTAGGCATACAGTTCCATAGGCTACACCCCCCAGAATACCGGTGTGCTGGACATAACAACATCCAAATTGTCAACGCCGTTTTCCGCATCATAACGGAACACATTGCTGCCGGGTTCGACCTGCAACCATGTTGAACCGAATACCCACATGTTATTTGCGCCTTTTTCCATGCCGTCCGATTTTAGCATGATTCGTTTGTTTTTGAATCCTGTCGTGACGGTCAGGACATCGCCCGCGTGCATCTGACAGCGGATTTTGAATCCCTTTTGACTGCGCACTTCAAACAAGCTGGGGTTCGTCACGGTTCCTGTTGCAATGAATTGAACCGTCAAACCGCGCGCAACATTGCTTGCATTCTCAACGGCAACAGCCAAGTTGGCACGCTTTGTTGTCATTTCAAATTCTTCGGCAGGCAGTTCAAGCACATCATTGGGAAATTCAATCAGGCCATCCCACACGGCCATTTCAACGCGGTCATCCGTCACGGCCTTGAATTTCGGGTCGGGGCACACCAAACTGATTGTAACTTTGCGCTGCTGGCCTGTTGGGTCAACATGGACAAATTCGGGCTTGTAGTCAATTTTGCGCGTGATGCCCTCATCTGTCACATACAGTGTACCGGTCTCACCGCGCGGGAAATAGCTGTATAACTTTTCCCGCATAGCTTGAATGTTATCCTTGACCCAGCAGTAAATTACAATGTTGCGCTTCGCGGCTGTGCTGGACTTGTAATGCTCGCCGTCCTGATCGTTGCCTTTTTCGGTATCAACGTCAAAATCAGAGCTTGTCAGACCGTCCACGTCGTCCAGCCAGAGCGGCCAGCGGTAGCCGATTGTGATTTTCTCGCCGCTGCCGTTATCACAGACAAGCAGGAAGTTTCGCACTGTATCACCCCTTTATTTTGGAAATCAAATCGCGGGTTGCAATGCGGGTCGCCCGCGCCGTCTCTGCGGGGGATACCGGGTCAGGGCTTGTCACATTGATGGTCTGGTTGTAGTTGATGGTTTTCGTAGCGGGAACCGGGGCCGCGCCTGCGCCTGCAAGCTGCGGGCCGTTTACCATGATTGCCATTCCTGCGGTGATGCCGTCAAGGGTCTTTTGCAAGTACGGCATGGCACTGCGCATTGCATCAGCGTAACCGTGGATGAAGTCCACAGGCCACTTTTCGTAATCGCGCAGCGGCCCTTCATCGGGACGGGAAAAATGCAGCAGACTGCGGATGTCATCGGCAAGGCCGCGCACATTGTCCACAACAGCGCTTGCCGCATTGGCGATGCCCTTTGCAAATCCGTTGATGAAATCCTTGCCCCATCCAAGCGCCTTTTCGGGCAGCGCCTTGATGAAGTCCACAGCCTTGTTGATGCAGCCTGTAGCAGCACTGTAGACTGTGCCTGCCATGCCCTTAATTGCATCGGCCATGCGCTGGAACATCGTTCGGCCCAGCGTTGCCAGCGTGGATGGCAGAGCGTGGAAGAAATCAAGAATGCCGTTCCAGATGTTCTGTACGGTGGTACTGATTGTCTGGCACAGGCCGGAAATCGTGGCGAGGAATCCATTCCACGCGGTGGTGACAGCGTTGCCAATGGCGGTCATGGTGGACGACAAGAACGTCTTGATTGCGTTCCAAATCGCCTGTACGGCGGTGCTGATCGCATTGCACACGGCGCTGATAATCGTCAGCAGGCCGTTCCATTCTGCCTGTAAAAAGCTGACAATGGCCGACATGACACCGCTGATAAATGTCTGGATGCCGTTCCAGATGCCGGAAATTGCTTCCGACAGCGCGGACAGGATGTTGGAAATATCACTTTTCAGCGCGTCAAAATCGCCGGTGACTAAATCGCAGATGATAAGGACAACGCCCAGCACAGCGGTCTTGATGGCGTCCCAGATGCTTGTAAAAATCTGCTGGATGCCCTCAAAAGCCGTTGTCACACCGTCGCTGACGATGTCCCACGCATTTTGAAGCGTTGTTGTAATGACGGTGACGACGGTTTCAACAATGGCTTTGACGCCGTCCCAAGCTGTGGTAAAGATTGTCTGTATTGTTGTCAAGGCAGTCTGCACGGCGGTGGTGATTCCCGTCCATGCGGCCTGCAATGTGCTGGCGATGGCAGACACGACGCTGGAAACAACGGTCTGAATCGCATTCCATACAGTAGAAAACGCCGTTTGCAAAACAGTAAACAAATTCTGCACGGTTGTGATTGCGGTAGAAACAGCGGATTTTATAGCATCCCACAAGCTGATCCAGAAATTGCGGAACGCTTCGGATTTGTTCCAGAGGGTGACGAACCCGGCAACAAGTGCCACAATGCCCGCCACGACCAGCACAAACGGGTGTTTGGCCAACAGGCCAAACAGCCCCGAAACAGCGCCCTTGACCTTGGCAACGGCGGAAACAATTTCGGGTGCGGCTTTCAGCGCACCGCCGATGCTGGATGTCAGATTGCCGATAAATATCAGCACAGGCCCCAGCGCGGCAATCAGACCGCCTACGGTCAGGATGATTTGTTGTGTGGATTCATCCATACCGCTGAATTTGTCCACGACACCCATCACTCCTTTGATGATTTGCGTGATGCTTGGCAGCAGCTTGTCCATCAAGTCGATCAGGGCGTTTTTGGCTTCGTTCAGCGCCTTGGCAAATTTCTGGTTGGTGGTGTCGGTGACTTTCTGGAATGCTTCATCTGTTGCCTTGCCGCAATCCTGCATCTGGGCAAGGATTTCGTTGTAATCTGCGCCGCTGTTGCGGGCAAGCACCATTGCGGCAGAACCGGCTTCGACACTGCCGAACATGTCTTTCAGCGTCTTGCCATCCTTGGCGGCGGCATCAGAAAGCATATTCAGAATGTCGGATATAGAATTGCCCTCGGCTTTCAGATCGGCAAAGCCCTTACCCGTCAGTTCGCGCAGGGTTGTGTCGGTGATGCTGCCGGACTTTGTAAGTTCGTTCAGCATGGATTTTAAGTAAGTGCCGGATTCTGCGGTGGCAATGCCGTTCTTGGTAAGCAGGGCGTAGGCAGACGAAAGTTCGGTCATGTCGTAGTTGGCCGCAGCGGCCACGGGAATGACCTTGCCCATGCTGGACGCAAGTTCGTCAACGGTGGTTTTGCCCAAATTCTGCGTGGTAATCAACATATCGCTGATTTTGGTTGCATCCTCGGCGCTCAACTGATAGCCATTGATGGCCGTCGTCATAACATCAACGGCCTTTGCGGCATCAGTAAAGCCGCCTTTTGCCAGCTTAACAGCCGAAGTCGTAAAGCCTACGGCATCGCCCGCGTCCACACTGGCGGAAATGGCGTTGTAAACAGCTTCGGAAAAATCGTTGACGGAAACGCCCGTTTCGTCGCTGGCAGCCATGATGTCCGCCTTGTACGCTTCAAAATCGGTTGTTGATGTGTCCAACAGGGTGCTGACCTTGGCGAAAGCATCTTCAAAGTCTGCGGCCAGCTTCAAGCCGACACCGCCAACACCTGCCACGGCGGCAGAGACAGGGGCAACGGCCTTGCCGACGGCAGATATACCGTCGCCCACTTTCTGCATCTTATCGCCCACAGCGGCCAGTTTTTGGGCGGCAGTGTTCGATTTGTTATAAGCGTCGGTCAAGTTGTCTATGCGCAGTTTGGTTTCTTCGATTTCAGCGCACAACTTGCGGTATTCCGCTTGTTCTGACTCCGTGCCGTTCTGCATCGTTTTACTGCACTGTTCTTTCGCTTGGGTAAGTGCTGCAAGTTTGTCTTTGCTTGCGGCAATTTCCTTTGTCAAAAGTCCCTGCTTTTGGGTAAGTAGAACGGTATTGCTTGGGTCAAGTTTCAGCAGGCGATTCAGCTTGCCAATTTCGGTAGCCGAACTGTTTACCTTTCTGTTCAGTTCATCCAGCGCTGTGTTGAAATTTTTGGTATCGCCGCCAATTTCGACGGTGATGCCCTTAATGTTATAGGCGGGCAAACGTCGCCGCCTCCTTTCCGTGCGGCTCCATTCAGCCCTTAGTGCAGACCATTTACTGCACCGTTATCCAAAGAATTTGTCGATGTCTGCCTGCGTCGCTTTCAGCGGCCACTTGTAGTCATCGTTTTCCCGCTCAATCGCCATGTCGTTTACCATGCCGACGGTCAGCAAATCAAGATCGCGCAGGGCAATTCCCATCTGCACACAGCGCAGCAAAAACAGCGGCGTTGTCATTTCGCGGGTGCTTACCCTTGTTTTTTTTTCGGCTTTGCCGTCGTCATCGTGTTCAGGTTCCACAGCGTCAGAATTTCCGGCAGGACTTGATAGATGCTGAACACCTCGAAGGAATCCAGCCATTCTTCTACGCTGGACGGAACAGCATCTTTGTCAGCGTGCTTTGCCATGATGTAGGCCACATTCTCAAACAGGCCAAGATCGGTAGCTTCAAACTGTTCCTGTTCGGTGGTAGCCTTCTCGTAAGCGTCGGACAGCTTCGACAAGTCCTGCATGATGTCACGCCCGAATTTGATACGGTACAGGCGCGGCACGGCAGCAGTGGCACGCAGGCGGACTTCTTTGCCGTCGATGTTGATGGTTTTTTCCATGTGTATGATCTCCTGTATACAGGGTGTTCCGGTGGAACACTTTAGGTTGCATCAGTGGGCAGGGTAACGCTTGTGTACCAGCCGTTCAGCGTGGCGGGGGTGGCATCGTCTGCCGTGTGGGCCTTGATCGTACCGTCAGCCATCGGGGACACGGTGATGGTGGAAGCCTGGGTGTCGGGGTCGGTGGTTTCGCTCTTGGTTTTGGCGTTGATACCGGGGCGCGTGGCGGAACAGTTGTACAAAACATACTTGCGCCCGGTTGTGTCGCCGTCCACCTCAAACAGCAGGGCGAAGCTGGCGGGCTTGACGTTGGCATTCTCGACAATCAGGCCGTTTTTGCTTTTCGTCATGCCCCAGATGTCAAGCATCATCTGTTCGGGGAACATAGCGACTTCAAAATCGCCGGAATAGCCGTTGTTGCTCTGGCAGACGTAGTACACAATGCCGTCCGCGTAGAACTTCGTGACTTCACCCTCGGCATCCAGCGACAGCGACACGCTGCCGGGGATGGCAACAGGGGTGTCGAAGGTGATCGTACCATCTTCGCCAGTCACTTTGTGCTTGGCGTAGTGCGCGTTTTTGAGATTGAAAAGCACTTTGTCTTTAGACATTTTTACACCTCAATTTCATAGATGACATAGAACATCTGTTCTTTGTCAATGTAGATTTCATCGGACTTGCTGTAAAAGATGCCCGCCGCCGTCAGCGCTTTTTCAAGCGCTGCTTCGGCATCGGGGTCTTTTTCGGCTGTGTACAGTTCAAGGGCATAGAGGGTCTTTTTGGCGTACACAATGCCATCTGCCGCAAAGGGATTGTCGCGTTCAAAATAGAACACGCCAAACGGCAGGTCATGACCGTTTTTCCACGCACGGTATACGAACGGAATACCGCTGCCGTCCAGAACCGTTTTCAATTCTGCCTGCGTCAACCGCAATACCTCCGTTTCAACTTTTTATTGCATATATCGTGCATTTCTGCTATGCTGGTAGTAAATAAATGCGAAAGGGTGTTACTTATGGCAAAGTGTAAACGCTGCGGCAAGTGGGGGCTTTTCTTAAAGCTGAACAGTTTCGGTCAATGCGAAAAGTGTGAAAAGGAGCTTGCAGAAGCGGCACGCCTAGAACGGGAACGCAAGAAAGCAGCCTTTTGGGAAGAACTAAACAATCTTCCGCACGCAGAAATACGCCGTGACGGTGTGAAGCAAAAGGCGCAGCCTGTGTCTTATCTCAAAGAAGCAATGACATATCCCCGCGTTACAGCCAAGAGCAACGCCGCCAAGTTCGCGGATTTTGTTGTTCTGGACACCGAAACAACGGGGCTGTCATGCACTAAAGATGCAGTTCTGGAAGTTGCGGCAATCAAGGTAAAGAGTTTTAAATTTGTTGAGGTATTCCATACAATGATTACCCCCCCCCCGCAGAAACTTTCGATGGATTCCGCGCGTGAGGCTATGTCCGTCAATGGCATAACACCCGAAATGTTAGAGGGTGCGCCGATGCTGTACCAGATCATCCCGTCACTGCAAGAGTTCATCGGGGATATGCCGCTTCTCGGCCACAATCTGGAATTTGATTTAAAATTCCTGTGCCGCGCGGGTCTGGATGTCACGCCGGAAACGCGCCGCTTCTACGATACCTACGAACTGGCCGGGCATCTGCTGAAAAAGCCAAAGTGGACTTATGACAGGGATTCGGGCGGCTATGGGCCGAACTATAACCAAAACTATGATGTTATGGATTATAAGTTGGAAACCCTGTGCGCGCACTTCTGGATTGACAGAATGGATGCGCACCGCGCGTTGGGTGACTGCGTAGATACCGCAAAGGTATTTCGCTACTTGCTGGAAAAGAAGATAGATACCACGGCAGGCTTTGACAGCTAAGTTACTTCGCGCTGTAAATTTTCTTTACACCGTTCATAACACGTTCAATCGCTCTTTCTTCGGCGGGTTTGATGTGCGGGTACGCCTGCACGCGCCCGCCGTTTTTCTTTGCGTGACCGTTTTCCAAGAGGTGGGTAAGCTGCCACGCAGAGCGGTTACGGACAATCTCACGCAGGCTGTCATTATCTTCCCATAGGGGCTTTATAGACCAGCCCTTGCGATATTTGCCCGTTCTGACAGGTGACGCGCTTTGAATTTCTTCCTTGCAGATTTTTGCCGTTTCACGAATCAGTTCTTTCGTTTCTTCGGTTGCCGCTTTGGAATAAGATTCAAGCTCCTTTCGGATAGCTGCCGCCAGTTGCTCCGGCTTGACCTTAATCGTGCTGCTCATGTGACGCCCCTTTTGGTTGCCGCGTACAGTTCCAGCGTGTCAGGGTCAGCCTGATAGGTGCGGTAAATCAGCTTTCTTTTGCCGTCCACCATGGCGTATTTCTCGCCGCTGTAATCCCACGGGCGCAGCACGAATTTCTGTACATTGCTGTACCCGTGGGAGCCGGCGGTAAAAGATTCTTCCCGGCTCACGCTCTTAATGTCGCCGTACACCGTTACGCGGCCCGTCTCGGTTTCGGTCTGCCTGCCGATTTCATCGGTGCCGGAATCGTCCGTTGTAATCAGAATAATTTCATCACTGAAATACACGGGTCAATCCTCCAAATACTCCCCGGACAGGCTTAAACTGACCGCAAGGCTTTCATAGCTTTTCTGGAATTTGTCGGCATCGCTGCCGCCGTATCCGAAATTTGCCTTACAGTACATTTTGACGGCCTGCTTGATAAGCGGGTCATTGTCTGCCGCCTTGATGCCGCGCCGCCGCAAGTCCTGCTTGGCCGCGTCAATCAACCCTTGCAGTTCCGCATCGAACGCGGTATTGTCGCTGCGGATGCGCAGCCATTGTTTCACAAGGTCAAGCACGATTTACACCTCGCAGGTTAAGAGCCGACGACCTTTGCGGTTTCGCCCTTCTTGATGATGATGACGCCGTTCGGGTCAAGCAGCTTGCCATCGCAGATGTGCAGCACCTTGGTCTTGACGGTGTTATCGTCGTGATCCATCCACTTGACGGCGGCAAACTGACCGTTGCTGTTCTCGGCGTAGTCGCTGGGGTTGAAGTACACGGCAATGACATCATCCTTGGCGGCGGCATCGAAGTTGGGGATGATGTCATCCTCGACGGTCTCCACAGGTTTGCCGCAGAAGCGGTACGTCTCTCCGCCGTCGATGCCGTAGTTCACACGCCCGATGGGCTGGCCGTTCTTATCAACCATGCCGTCAATGTAGCCGTCAAACGTGCCCTGCGCCATGACAAACTCACCCTTGCGGTACGCCTTGGGAATCTTAGCGATGACCTTCTTGTGCCATGCGGAATAGTCGCCGATCTCGTCAGGGGAAAGAACAACAACATTCTTTGTGGGCACGCGGCTGTCCTTGGTGATGCCACGGAACTGCCCGCTGCCGGTACCGGAAATGATGGCCTTTTCCTTTGCGGCAACGATAGCTTCCACAGCCAGCGGCACAAACATCTGCTGGAACTCATCGAAGGTGACAACAGCTGCAAGCAGGGTCTGTGCGATTTTGCATTCCAGACCGTAGTAGCTGAAGGAAACCTTCGTATTGGCGGTCAGCTTCTGATCATCGCTGGACTTGCTCTCGCCAATCCAGTTGGCGGTAGGCTTCAAGGTCAGAATCGGGAACTCGACACCGCCCTGCACATTCAGCTTGCGGATTTTGGCGTACAGGTTGCCGTAAGACTTCATCTCGCGGATGATCTCGCGGGTGATCGTGGTGGGAATGACCGCGCTCGCGTCGGTGGTGGTCGTGGTAGCGGCCACATTCAGCATCGGGGCCACGCTGGCGCGCAGATCGGCGGGAATCTCGGTGCCGCGGCAGACGAAGTTCATAAACGCGGTGCGATACTCGTTCGTCTCGCTGGGGTCGGTGTGGGCAGTCTGCCCGCCGAAGTTGTTGATCGTGACTGTCTGCGTGGCAGCTTTGGTCTGGTCGGGGGTCACATCGGGCGGGTTGTAGCTGCGGTTGCTGTTTTCCAGCGCGGCCAGATTCGCGCGGGCCTGCGCGGCAGCTTCATAATTCGCGTCAAGCTGGTTGATCTCATCGCGGCAGCGGTTGGAAGTCTCGATGTCGCCCGCGTCGATGGCGGTGCGCATATCGTTCAGCAGTTTGGTGCGCTGGGCATTGTACTGTTCTTTCGTCATCATGTTAGACAGCTCCTTTTTTGATAAGATTTTCATAATCGGTTTTGGCCTGCGCCAAAGCAGCGGCGTTCTGATCGCGGAACATGGCAAGCGTCTTTTGCACGACGCTTTCGGGCAGCAGTCCGGGCACGTCGGCGGCGACAAGGTCGCCGCCCATGACTTCATCCACAAGGCCAAGTTCCACGGCACGGCTGGCATCAACCCATGTTTCCGCGTCCATCATGGCGCGGATTTCATCGCGGGTTTTCCCGGTCTTGCGCATATAGGCGTTGGCAAGGGCATCACAGGCAATGTCAAGCCGATCTCCTGCGCGGTGCAGTGCGCGGTAGTCGCCGTCGGCACTGCTGTACACATTATGAATCATCATCTGACCCACGGGGGAAATCATGCTGTGCCCGGCCATTGCAATGACGCTTGCCGCGCTGGCGGCGTAAATGATTTTGATATTGACCTCGCCGGGATACTCGCACAAGGCTGTGTAAATGTCCGTCCCGGCATGAACATAACCGCCGCCGGAATTGATGTACACTTCAATGGGCTGTCCGTTTGCGGCGGCAAGGGCATCCGCAACGTCTTTCGGCGTGGTGGATTCCATGTCATACCAGTCGTAGACGCGCTTGTATTCCTGCGGGATAATCACGCCTTTTACGTTTACTCTCATTCGGTTTCACCTCCCGACTTCGTTTGTTTTACGGGCGCGGTGTCAAGACGGCGGATGGGTTCGTCACCGCCTGCCACAGGGGCAAGGCCAAAGACAGCGCGCCACTCGTTGGGCAGCATAGCGCCACGGTCAACCATGGATTCAAGGGAAAGTTTCGTGCTCATGCTGGCGTATTGCAGATTTGAACTTTCCAGATACAGCTTGTTCCCGAATGCGCGCTGCCGCCGATTCCACAGTTTTCGTGTGTGCTCGGCAGCGATTTGCAGCAGATCTGGTTCAACCTGTGCTTCGTAGTAGCTTATCCACTCATTTTCCGAAAAAGAGGATTTCACGATTTTTTCGTTCGTGTTGAAGAAGCTGTACAGCCGCGTGATGTTGTTCTGACTTTGCAAGGCGTTGGGCACATAGTCATGCGGTTCCAACTGCACGGCATCGGCCTTTACGTCCGTACCTGCAACGCCCGTGCTGTTGTTGTTATCAAGGAAAGCATCGGCAAAGTCCTTTGTCTGCTTCTTGATGTCCTCCGGGCGCATACCGCTGGATGTGAATTTCAGCAGCCATCGGATGACCGCGCCGTTGCGAACAGCGTTGATGATGCTGCGGTCAGTCGTGCCGATGACTTCCATGACGCTTTGAAGCGCAGGGCCGGGCGGCGTGCCGAACACGTCATTTTCGTTGTAATCGTTGCGCAGATGGATAACGTCGGTATAGGCAAATGTCCATGTGCTGCCGTTCGGCAACCAGAATTGCAGCAGCAGTTCGCCCGCTTTGTTATAGAGGGCCTGCACACTGCTGGCGACGATGGGAAACAGCGCAACGGGGAAACCGTTGTCATCGCGCTGGATAAGCGCAAACGCATTGTTGTTCAAGATCAACTGCGTTTCCATTTTCTCCGCGTACATCTGCCATGTCATGTACTGGTTCGGTTCTTCCAGCAGCAGGCGAATGTAGGGGTCTGGGTTCGTCTGCGTGTTGGTTTTTCCGTCCGGGCCGATGGTCGTTCGGATGTGGCGCGGTATGGCCTTGCCCACGGCCTTGATTTTCGGGCGGATGCAGGCGCGCACGATGTCGCTTTTGTACAGGTTCCCGTCGTAGACATACAGACCGTTGCCTGTCTCCGTTACCATCTTGACTTGTGCTGCGGTGGGACTGCGGGCGACAGCAGCGCGCAACCGTTGAAAAATTCCCATGTGGGCATCCTCCGATTAAATCATAGTTTTGTAATCATCCTGTCTGTCTTGGAATACTACGAAAGCATCCAGCAGAGCGGCCAGACCGTCAATGCGCTTGCGCGCCTTGCTTGTTTTGTTCGGCTTGATGTTGCCGTTTTTATCTTCCACAATGCCCGTGTTGGCAAGGCACCATTTCAAGACAGGGTTATTGTTGTAAATGATAAGTTTGCTATCAAAATCAGCACCTAACTGCTTCATGGGTAGCGACAGCGTTTTCATGGTCTGCTGCACGGGTACGAACACGCCCTTTCCGAAGGTGTCCTGCATTTCGTCTACCCAGTAGCTTGCAGACCATGCGTCATAGCCGCCACAATAGATATAGCAGTCAAGTTCATTCTGTACTTCAAGGAACCATTCCGTGACATCTTTCTGCCGGACTTTGTTGCCCTCACAGGTGCGCAGATAGCCTTGTTCTTTCCATAGGTCGTAGGGAATACGATCTTCCCGCACACGGCGTTCAAGCAGTTCTTCGGGCAACCAGAACATACACAGGACATAGATGTGCGGGTCGCCCGGAACCATGAATATGACGACGGCAGCGGTAAGGTCGGTAGTGCTGGAAAAGTCCGCGCCGCCGATGCCATACCGTGGCCGAAGCTGGCGCACGTCGAATGTGGCGGTGTTGTTCAACTGCTCAAAAGTCAGCCATGCTTCGCCGATGGTTTCGGGAATGTTGAAATCCTTGCAAAGCAGGTTCTTCACAAGTTTCGGGTTTGCAATGGCTTTCTGCACCTTGGCCCGCAACTGCTCCACAGACTTGATCGTACCTAAGCCGGGGTTTGCCTTGGCCCAGCAGCTTTCGTCTGTCCATTCCTTGCGGCTGTCCAGTTCGTAGATGATGGGCAGGAAGTGTTCGTTTTTATAGCCGCTGTCGTCATAAAAACCGTTTATGACATTTTCGGCTTCTTGGTACAGATCATCGTACAGACCTTCGCGCACCGTGCCCGCCGTGGTAGTCTCGAAGATCATAGGCTGTTCGCGGGCGGTCACGCCGTCAACAATAACGTCATACAGGGCGCGCATCGGCGGTGCCCATGCGTGAATTTCGTCCAGCAGACCACCGTGAACATTCAAACCATCCTGTGTGTCGCTGTCGTGGCCTAGGGGCTTGTACACGCTATCGTTGAAGTCGGAAACCATTTCAGCGACAAGCGGCTTGATTTTGCCGTTCGGTGTTTTGCGCGTCCAGTGCAGCACAGGCGACTTGCAGACCATGCGGCGGGCTTCCTGCCAGATGATCTTTGCCTGATCTTTTTTGGTGGCGACGGCGTAGATTTCCGCGCCGGGTTCACCGTCTGCAACCATCAAATACAGGCCGATGGCCGCAGACAATGTTGACTTGCCGTTTTTTCGGGCGACGACAAGCAGGACTTCCCGATACTTTCGCGTTCCGTCAATGACATGGACGAAGCCGAACATGGCGGCGACAAGCGCTTTTTGCCACAGTTCAAGGATGAATGGCTTGCCGCCCGCTTTGCCTTTGCTATGGCGGCAGTAGTTTTCGATGAACTCTATTGCATGGTTGGCGCGCTTGGCTTTGTAGGCATAATCGCCGCAGCCGTTGACGACATCCTGCGCAAGTTTGCGGTATACCGTGGCAACCTTTTTGCTGACAACAACCTGTCCGTTTTCAATGGCAGCGTTGTATTCAAGTATCGGGTTGTAGGTCAGTGGATAGCGAATCAATCCGCATCACGTCCCGCAACGAAACTGTCAAACTGATCGCCCGCGTCAGTGGTGGGCGGCGGTGCGGTAGCCTTGGGCAGCAAGTCGGTCAGCTTGGAAAGCAGTGTCGCATAATTCTTGATGGTGGTATTGTAGCTTTTCAGTGCGGGATTTTCGCGCAGCATGGATTGTTCACCCTGTACGAAGAAATCCAGTGGGCCGATTTCGTCGGCCTTATTCTTCAAGGTGTCCAGCATACCGGACATCCAGATCAGTTCCGACACGACGTTGCTTGCAAGCGCGCGGCGTTCTTCCGGCACAGATTCAATCGTAGATTTCAATTCCTTTTCGGTCAGAATCCGAATCGGCTGGTTCTTCTTCCGTGCCATTGCACGCCCTCCCTTGCAAAAAAAATATAGGGCCGCAAACCGCCGACATCCATCGACAGTTTACGGCCCCACTCGGCCCTTAGTGCAGACCATTTACTGCACCGCGCTTTTTTTCACTTTTCGCCGCACTTCCAAAACGATGATTTCACCGTTCTTTCGGTGCTTGATCTCGGCTGTGTTGCCATGTTCCAGTATGGCGCGCACAGCTTCAATTACATCGTCCGGCAACGTCCGTTCACCTCCGCCCGGATTTCTGCAAAACAGGAACAAATCTGTTTCATCTGTCAAGACCCCCCGGTCATGTGAAAACAACCCGTGTGTTCTTTGTGGCTCACTCCCTCGGTTCTATGGCAAACCGGGCTAGGGCCTGCCTAGGGGGGAGTAGCGCCGCTGGCGTTGGCCTTGTCCGCTGGCTGCGGCTGGCCGTTTTCGTCAAAGTAGTAAAGATTTCCACCGTCATTTTCAATTTTGTTGTGGCAATCGTGGCAGACATACAGGAAGTTCGCCGGATTCAAAGCAATGTCCGGGTCTGTGATGTTCTCCGGCGTCAGCCATACTTTGTGATGGACGATGTAGCCGGGCGCATCTCTGCATATCTGACACAAGCCGCCGTCAATGTTGACGCGGGAAGCGACGAACGCCGCGCGGCACTTGCGCCACTTTGTTGATTTGTAAAACGCTTTCGCAAATGCCTGTGCCATAGTTCACCATTGGTGTTCCAGTAGAACACGAAGCAATCCGCCGGGGATTGTGTAGTAATAGAATAGTTACTGCTGTGTGATGTGTAGCGGAATCGAACCGCCGCGCTGTGCGCCATACCTTGCACACCATATAATCCCGGATTGCCCGCCGGGCCGGGTGTCGCCATAGAATAGGAGGAAGAAAGGCCGTCAGTGTTCCCAACTGACAATTCCACTATAGCACACTTGAAATTGCTTATCTGGCCAACATTATGAACAAACTGTAAACTTTAGCACTTAGGGCTTGCATCTGGAATAAGGCCAGCTTCAAGGGCTAGTGTGTAGCAGTATTCGCGCTTGTAGCGGCGGAAAGTCTTTTCGCTGATATTCAAGTCGAACTGCCGCAGCAGAGTTGCGACGCTGGGTCTGCGCGGGTGCTTGACGTTCACCTTGATGGCAGCGGCCAGACGGTGCGCTTCGTCCTGCTGGCCCGCCGGGTATTTGTCGAAGATCATCTGTTCCGCAGTACACAGGGCTGAAAGATACGGTTCCGTTTTGGCCCCCTGTACCAGCCCTGCGCAGACCTTGACGATACCGGGCGGCAGGGTGTAGCGGTTCATGGTTCAGCCTCTCTTGCTACATGGTCTATAACATCTATGGGCGTTGCAGTCAGCACCTCGAAGCGCCTTTCCTGCGCTGCATCCGGGTATTTACGCTTATCTACGGGCGACAGGAACATTTCGAGCGGCCGCGCCCACTGTTTTGTAGGGTCACCGACCCTGTGATAAATCACCATCAACTCCGCCGACTCGCTATGTACCGCAATGCCGTCCACAACATAGGTTGCGCCCTTGAAGTGCCTGTACACATTGCCGAGCATAGCCCGTCTGTAAGAACTTGCCGCGCTCTGTGCGGTTTCACGTTCAGTCATTATTTCACCATCCTTGCAATCGCTGTCATCTTCATCATCAAAAAGTTTGCTGCCATCTTCCCAGAGTTCACATTTTCCATCCGCACGCTGGAACCTCTGGAACTCATACATCTTGCTTTCCGGGTTTATGCACCGCATGGCTTTCCAGTATTTGCACCTGCCACAGCGCGGATAGTCGTTTATCAGCATGGTCAACCCCCGAACTTTGCGCCGCAGTGCAGGCAATAACTGTACGATTTTGCCAACGCCGCGCCGTGGTCCTCATCTATGCAGACTTGTACGGCTTTTTTAAGGGGTTCTTCAAATTCGGTGTCATTCATCATCGTTTACCTCTTTTTGTGGCGCAGGCAGTGGCCGCCAGCGGGTGACATTCTGCAAAAGGCAATAATCACCCGTCCGCCATTCCTTCCTAATTGCATCGTAAAACCCAACTGTAACACCATATGGATCACAGCACACCTCTACACGCCTGTTGTGCGGTGGCTGTTCGGTGGCGGCTCTCCATGGTGGTTCTTTTATGATTGGCTCTCTTATGGCTATGGTGCGGGCGTGGGAGATTTCTTCAAGGATGTTCGCAGCATGGCAGGAATAGCATCTGTCGGGGCTGTCTTTGTATGTACAATAATAGCAGATCTTCCCTTTGATAACTCTTTCAAGTTTATTTGCGTCAATCAGCCGCATGGTTCACCCTCCGTTCTTTTTCATTTTCAAGATTTTTTTTGAATCTGTACCAGTCTGGGCGGTCAGTTTCATCGTCGCCCATGCTTTGGCCTGTCCGTTCTGCAAAATCTATGTCGTCAATCATGGTGCGGATGGTGTTATCGTCAAACTGTGCAACATGTCGGCGGCAGAAATCTTGTACCAGTGTCGGCATATAGGTCTGACGACCCATGCAGTAGCGCAGGGCACAAACGCAGATTGTGCCGAAGTATTTGTCAGTTTCGGGGGCTTTCCGTTTGGAATCTTCGGATTCGCGGATGGAATCGCCCCATTTCGGTGCTTTGCTCATTCTGTGCCCTCCGTATCCGCCGGGGATTGTGTGACAGGCTCTTTCTGCTGCCAGTAACAGCAGCCGTCATCGCCGTCCGTGAAGTCGGCACAATATGGGCTTGCGCCGCAAAAGCATACGCCGTTGAAATCTTCCCAATACAGGCAGGTTTCACAGCGCAAGGGTTCAGATGGGGTTCTACTCATTTTTGTGTTCACCTCCGAAAATCACAACCATGCTTGGAAACAGGGCCGCGTTTTGACAACCGCCAAATTTCAAGCGGCCTTTGATAAACCTGACTTCCGTTTTGCCGTAGATGTAATCATGGAACCAGCGTGTATCAGTGCGGGCAGGCAGTAGCATAACGACACATCCCCCCCCCGAAGCAGTGTCGTGGGCCTTTTTGACCCACTGGCCAACGTTCCGCCCGTATGGTGGATTGCACCACACTTGGCCTGTCCAAGGCTGGTCAAGGCCGTTTTGCTCTGGGGTGTAGTAGGCCGCGCATTTTGCATTCTCCTTGACTGCGCAGGCATCCAGCGTGAAATGGAATTCGGCGTCAAGGGCATCGAAGAAATCCTGCGGCGTTGCCCACATATCGGTTTTGCTGGAGTAAAAGACGGCGCTGTTCATGTCGGCTTCTCCATTTTCTCAATCTCGTGTTTCAGCTTGTTCAGATTAAAGTCCATTTCACCGACAAAGCGCAGGCACAGATCATGGTTGATACCGTTGCCCAGATTAGTATAGATATAATCCATGCCGTCACGGTTAAAGTTTGTGTGGCAGAATTGGTTGATTCCGTTGAGGTGGTATTTCTGACTTGCCGAACTGTAGGACTTACAGGCTTCGCGGCTGCACCATTCAATAATTCTTGCGTTAAGTTCTTCTATCGTGTCCGCACCGTACAGCGGCACGGTGGTGTTGCGGGCCGGGTAGGCGATCAGTTCCAGACGCAAATTTAAAAGCGCTTTCGGGAACGCATTTTGCAGGTCGTATCGAACGGCCCGATCTAATAAGATACCCTTTTCGTAGACAGGCGGCGGGGTCACGGTGGGTTCTGCTTTGATAAGCGCCCGGAAACTTTCAACAGCAAAATTGCGGGTCATAACGTGGTTGCTGTCGTTGCTGTGGGCGGGCAGTTTGCTTTCAAGGCTGTCGGCATCTATCATTCGCATTTTTCATTCCTCCAGTCGTGCGCAATGTTCGACGACGATATTTTCCTTGCCCGCCGGGGTGTTTCGGGTATATTTTTCACACCGATAGGCGGGGCAGTCATCATGCAGGCACGGCATAAAATATTCATTCCTGAATATTGCATCTGGAATTGTGGCAGAGGGCGTGGTTACGCCGTGAACACGGAATGGGCACACCATGCGGCTTTTTTCTTCTTCCTTGTGCATCATGAGTTATTCCTCCAGCAATTCAGCCGCTTTCAGCATGACGGCACAGCCGTTTGTGCGGCAGTTGTGTTCAAATCCACAGCCGACGCACTCCCAATAGCAAGGGGAGGCGGGGCGCGGGAAAGCGGCAATCTTTTTCAGCTGTTCCAGCAGTTCCGGGCTTGCTTTTTCCATGGGAACGCTTGTACAGTTGACAGCATCAAATTTCAGATGTTGGGGCATTGGTTGCATCTCCTGTTGTGGTGCGTTTCTGGGAAGAAACTGTGCGCAAGCGGGGATGTACTACCAGCTGACAGCCGCACATCGGGCAATCAAAAGCGTCGTGTTCGCCGTCCACAACGGCGTCTCCGCTTACAATGGTTGTGCCGCGCAAATAATTGAATCTTCCGTAGTTGTGTGTGCCGTCAACGGTATAGCGGTTATCCGCCAGCGCCGCGAACTCATACCCACACACAGGGCATTTCAGATCGTGGGCAATCGTAACCTCTGGGGGTGGCGGCAAAGGGGCTTCATACGGCTTTGCGAGGGTATTGAGAGTTCTATTCTTGAATTTTTTATGCGGAATATCAAAGCAGATTTTAACCGCCGCGCCCGCAATGGCTGCGAACACTAAGACAACCGCGATAATCAGATATTGCACAATTACACCTCCCATGTGAACGGTAGACCAATCCTGCACCCCTCACGTTGTTCATTGCAGAAATAGAAGCTGCACCCTTCGCAGCACTCGCCGCTGCCGTGGGCTTCACAGTAGTTACTAAGATCGCGGGCCGCGTCAATCATGTTGTCACTGACGGTAGGTTCCGCGCAGTCTGCGGCGGGCGATTCTTCCTGCACGATGGGTGCGGGGGTGATCTCCGAAGATTCGGGCGCGGTATCCGCCGGGGGCGCGGGGGTTTGGGTTTCGGCGTCGGGGGTCTGCTTGGGGGCGCAGTGCGTGCAGGCCGTGGGGCAAGTTGCTTTTTCAAGGCACAGCTGACAGCATCCAACACATCCGATAATTACACCGTTTTTGACGTGGGATAAAATTCCGTCAGCATTGTCGCACATACCGTCTACGGTATCTGTGCAGTTATTGTGAATGAATGTCGCATATCTTTCTGCACGGGTCACAGGTGCTTTTTTCGGCTCCGCAGTGGTTTTATGCGGCATCGGTTCGGGGGTAATGCCTGCGCCTGCACAAGCTTTTACGAACTGCGCCCATGTGTACTGTACGTGCTGACCGTCCAAGTAGAAGCGGATGCCCTTTGCGCTGGTATCCGTGATGCCGCCGCAGCGGTTTGTGCCGCCTGTGGTGGTGGCAAGGGCTTGCAGGGCAGCGGCGCTGAAATGTTCCAGCTCGCGTACCCACTTTTCATTTACAAATTCTTTTGCCATAGGCAGTGCCCAGTCAGGAAATGTTTCGGGAACAGATTCTTTCTTCTTGCGCACCGCTTCCATTGTAGGCACAGGATAGGTTGCGGCGATCTCTTCCTGCTGACGGTTTGGCAGGCTGCTAAGTTCATAGGCAACCTGCGTGCCGATGGTGCCAGCCTTATAGCGCTGCATCAACGTGGGGCACAGGTGCTTGTAGATGGCTTGGTATTTGCCCGCTTGCGCCGAAGAAATGCCAAGTGCCGCCGCAACGGCAGTGCGGGTCTTGCCCTCTACCTTTCCGCCGTTGGCCTTGAACTCTTTTGCGATTTCGGCGGTCTTGACGGTTTCCATCATGTTTTCATATTCGGTTTCTTTGCGGGTGGTGCGGTTCATAAGGATAAGCCGCGCTTGGTCGGCCAGCGCTCCTAAACTGGATGTGATCTTCACGTCAACTTCGGCCCAGCGTTCCGGGTCTTTTGTGTAGAGGGTCAGCAGGGCCAGACGGCGGCGGTGTCCGCCGGTCAGACGGTATTTGCCAGATTCATCCGCCGGGCGGACAACTAAGGGCTGTTCCAGCCCGAAAGCATCAATGGCAGCGGCCAGTTCTTCAATGCCGTCTGTTTCGTAGAAATTTTCGGGGTCTGGCAGGATGTCGGCCAGTTTGATGCGCGCAAAGTGATCTTGTTCCGGCTGGGTGCTGGCGGCGCTCAAAACATCTTGAATCAGATTCATGTTGGTTCCCTCCGGGTGTTCCAATGGAACACCAAAACAGCGATTTATTTCTTCTTTTCGGCAGTTTTGCGGGCTTTATTACCTGTTTTCTGCCATTTCGGCAACATTTCGGATAAGGCCATAATGTAGAACTGTGCGATAATATCCCGTGTATCATCAGGCAGGGTTTCAAACTGTCGGATGATGTCCTGCCGCATCTTGGCGGGGTCGGATGTCTGGGTGCGCCGGATGGGCGCTTGCTTGTTTTTCACAAAATCACTTCCTTTCCGGTTCTGGTATCAACTTGCACGGGGCGGGTTCCTTTCAGTGCAAAATCGGGGTTCGTGGTGCGGTGGCATTGCAGATTCGGTTCATTCGGGTGGTTGGCGGCGCACCATTCATGTTTACAGGCCGTGTTCTTGGCGGGGTCGCATTCGTACAGCGTAATTGTGCCATCGGCGGCAATGTTAATGTCAATCATCGTTTCCGTCCTTTTCTCTGGTTGTACAGGCCGTTTTTGCGAACATCCTTGCGGATTTTGTCGCCGCGTTCGGAATCAGCGGCATCAATGCGCCGTTCAGCTTCGCGGGCTGTCTGTATCTGGTTGCATACTTTTCGGTATTCGGCATAGTCCGTGCAGGCGGTGTGGCAGTTGATGGCCCGCCGGGCGCATCGGTAACAGGGTGCATTCATGTCCGTTTATCCTTGATTTTGTAGCCTGCGGCTTTCATGGCTTTCTGATCTTCGGGGGATGGGATGCAGGCGGGATCATTGGTTTGCATCATAACGTGGCCATCCTTGGCAAGCACCGTAAAGAGGGCGGCGGGCAGGTCAGAGCGGCAACAACTGTTCACAGCCCAGCACCTCCAACACTTCATCCGCCAGCACGCGGAAATCGCGGGCGGCATTGCTCCAACGACTGTACAGCGACAGCGGCTTGCCCGCGTCGTTTCCGTTTTCGACTTTCTGTGTGCTTTCGCGGATAACCGTGCCCAGTAAGTTAAGGTCGGTCACATCGGCGATTTTCTCTTTTTGATCGGGGCGAAAGCGGGTAATAAGGGCGTAGGCTTTCAGCTTTGGATTTTCCTGCTGGGCCGCTTCGATTTGCTCCCATACCTCGGCAAGACCCTTGCGGGCGTTCTTGTCCAGCGTGATCGGCACGATGGCAAGGTCTGCTGCCATAAGGGCGTTGATGCTTGCCATGTCGATGTCCGGGGCGCAGTCCACAACAACGAATTCAAGCACACCTTCATTTTCCGCAAGGTAGCGGCGCAGACGCTTATCGCGCCCGCTGGACGTGTCCAGCAACAGGGAAATGTTCGACTTCATAAGGCGGTAGTCGCTGGGCAGAATACGAAGATGCGGGTACGGCTTTCCGTTGGCGTTCAGGGCCGGAAGTGTAGCGTGAAGGGCGCAGGCATCAGCGGCAGTCTTGGCCGTCAGCACATCGCCCAGACCGTGGGTAAAATCGTGGATGTTGTAGAACTCGGTGCTGTTGCCCTGCTTATCGGCATCAATCAGTAGTGTCTCGCCGATGTTGGAAAGTTCGTATGCAAGGTTTGTTGCGGTGGTGGTCTTGCCGACACCGCCCTTTAAATTCAAAATGACGATGGTTTTCACTTTTTCTTGCTCCTTTTCTTCTTTGGGTGCTGTTTAGCTTTGGTACGGTCTTTTCCGGGTTTGGCGTAATAGTTCATCATGGTTTCAAAGCGGCGGTACGCACTGCCGCAGTGGCGTTTCTTACTGTTGTTCATGTTTGGTAATCCTCAATAGACATTTGACCGGGTAGCTGGCCGGGTTCGTTTTCCCATTCCACGCCGATGTAGTCGAGTACGCGGCCCCATCCATACCAGTCACCATTTTCGTCACGACAAACATGGCGCATCCAGAATTCCCATTCTTTGGGGTTTGCGCTGCGCAGGCGATCAAACCGGTTTGGGCGCTGTTCAAGCTGGATGCCGAAACCGCACATCGTACAGCCTGTGCGCTGCGCAAGGGTGGTGCGCAGCGTTCCGTCCTTGTCTCGGACAATCTCACCATATTCCGCCGGGATGGGAACATTCAAATCAAGGGCCAGTTGCAAAATGTCTTGCCTGCTGAATATGGCGAACGGCGCGCTTCGGATGGTACTTTTACCGTAGTAATTGCACCCGTGCATCATAAGGCTTTTTTCTCTGCGTCCGCCCTCGGATGCCATCAAGCCAAGATACGGAACGCTGTTGTGCTCCTTGGCCCAATCGTCACACGGTTTTTCTTTGAGATAATAGCAGCAGCGTTCAGACACCTTGAACGGGGCCGCAGCATACCCAAGTGACGCGCCTTCTTCATCTGCGCCGCCGAACTTTTCAAGCCATCTTTGGCTTAGTTTCATTCGGCTGTTTTTCTGGAATCCACCATATTCGCCTGTTTCGCCCGTAATGATTGCATGGCGAACAGTGGCGTTTTTTGGTGTCGGGTTTTGTAACAGACTGATCTTGCCTGCAATCTCTTTGCTAAGCACGGGCCAGCCCAATTCTTCAATGACTTTTGTTTTCGGTTTCAGAGGTTTCAAGAAATACATGCGGGGTACGGGCGGGCAGGCATCGTGCAGGGTCTGTTCCTGCGCTCTGGTATCGGGGTCTGTGATACTGTCGATTTCTTCCTGCGACAAGGCCATGTGTGCGCCCAGCCATTCCCGCGCTGAATAGGTGTTTTCCATTTCGGCGGCAATCTGCTTGTGTACAGTCTGCACGCCTTTCTGCTCTAGGGAAGAACAACTGACGCAGGGAACATGAACACCGCACGTTTCAAGGAAGTAATGCAGGGTGATGGAATCCAAACCACCAACTGATACGTGACAGTTCAGGCCCATTTCGCTGCATTTGTCCTGATAACTACGGGCGACATTTTCCGCATGGCGAATTTTCTGTTTGTAGGTGTAGTTTTTCTCCTACAATATATTTGTGGGTAGTCCCACGGCATCCAGCCGTGTTGCTATCCAACTTGTTGCCTAAGCTGTAGAATAAGAACGTAGTGGCCGGACACCATTTTTCTTGGACTTACACGTCCGTTAAGCAGTCAGTCAGCCGCCGTTCTTATTCGCAGCATTCGATTTACGCAGGTAGTCCCACCGTAG